ACTTTGTATATAAGTGCCATTTAAAGTTTGACGGGTTTTATGGCAGCAAGGTAGTCTTCCATTGCTGTTTTCTTTCCGTCCGGAGATAATGGTGTAATATCACCAATAGAGCTTCTGAATATATCTTGATAATCTTTCAGCAGTCTTTCTGCCTCGGCATTAACATCAGCATCAATTGCGATATTCTGCTTACCAAGATAGTTACGAAAAGATTCATGTAAATCTTCCCTCACCTTAGACTTGGCTGTATCGTATATCTGATTGCGAACAGACTTCGTTTTCTCTTGCAATTCAAACTTTTCCAGCCTATCAAGTTTCTCTTTGTACTCGGCAGGCAACTCAAATTTCGGAGGCTCTTGATTGCCTTCTCCACCATCATTACCTTTTTCAGCCTTTTTCTTCCATTCTTCAATCTGAGATTTATATTCAGCTTCCTTAGCTTCAAATCCCTTAGTCGCTTCTGAGAATGCGTTCTTTCTTGCATGTCCGCTACTTTCAACTGAAATATTCAATGCGGCTACTAAGCCAGCATCTTCAATCGGAGCATCCTTGTAAGCTTCTGCAAATTTCTCAGAGAACTTATCTCTGAATGTTTCACTCAAATCAAAATTACGTTCTTCGCAAATCTGATTAACTTTAGATAAAACTTCTTCTTTTTGTGCCATTGTTCGTCAATGATTTTATTATTTTGAACAAAAATAAATAGCTTTTTCATTACTCATACTGTGGTTATCGAAAAAGTAGCATTTTTATTTTAAGGTATATAGCTTGTTTTTCGATAAGTGGCATATATCGAAGCTTAGATTGCGTATTTTTGTAGAAAAAAAGAGAACGGTATTTATCTACAAAGTATCACTTAGCTTTTTATAAACAAATGCCAATGTAGC